CAGTTGGACTACATGGCTGTGGCTGTGTTCGCCAAGTTCCCCAAGATCAAGGTGATCAAGTCGGCCCTGCTGTTCGTGGTGAGCAACGAGTTCGTCAAGAAGAAGCACGTTGTGGAGAACAAAACTGCGTACATGAACAGCGCCATCTTTGATTTGAACCGCTTAAAGAGCGCGTTCAACAGTGGGGTGTGGAACCCCGTCAGTGGCCCACTGTGCAAGTTCTGCCCAGTGAAGAGTTGTGAGCACAACAGGAGTTAGGTATGCCCTACACCAAATCCCCCCGCCCCTACAAACACGAGTACCAAATGCAACTCAAACGAGGAGAGCATGAGGATCGCATGGAACGCCAACGTGCACGCAACAAGTTGGACGCCAAGGGTGTAGATCGTACGGGTAAGGATGTCAGCCACGTCAAAGCACTTGCTCGGGGCGGCTCCAACAAGGATGGGTACAAGCTGGAAGCTCCGTCCAAGAACCGAAGTCGAAACCTACACCGCAAGGGAGAGAAGTAAGTGACGGAGCAATACCTAGAGGGCTATGAATGGCCCCGCCCATCAGGAATAGAACCCTTCAACCACCAGAAAGAAACAGCACACTTCCTAGCCACCCGCAGCAAAGCCTTCTGCTTCAACGAGCAGGGCACCGGCAAGACCGCATCAGTCATCTGGGCGACCGACTACCTCATGAAGGTGGGGGCGATCAAGCGGGTGCTGATTGTCTGCCCGCTGTCCATCATGCACTCGGCATGGCAACAAGACCTCTTCAAATTCGCCATTCATCGTACGGTAGATGTGGCTTATGGATCTGCAAGCAAACGCAAGCAGATCATCTCTGGGGTGGCCGAGTACGTTGTCATCAACTTCGATGGTGTGGAGATTGTGCGGGAGGAAATCGCCCGAGGAGGGTTTGACCTCATCGTTATTGATGAGGCATCTGCGTACAAGAATGCGTCCACTACACGGTGGAAAGTGATGCGCTACTTGATGCAGCACGTCAAGGGGCTGTGGATGCTGACTGGCACACCTGCTGCGCAGTCCCCGGTAGATGCCTACGGGCTGGCTAAGTTAGTGAACCCCCGCAGCACACCTCCGTTCTACGGGCAGTTCCGAGACATGGTCATGTACCCAGTGACTCAATACCGTTGGGTGCCCAAGCCCGGTGCCGACACCGTCGTACACAGCGTACTACAACCAGCTATACGGTTTGAAAAGAAGGACTGCTTGGACTTACCAGAAGTTACGTACGTGGATCGGGACGCCCCGATGACTGTGCAGCAGTTGAAGTTCTACAAAGAGCTTAAAAACGAGATGCTGGTCGAGGCGGCAGGTGAAGAGATCACGGCAGTCAACGCAGCGGTGATGTTGAACAAGCTTCTGCAGATAGCCTGTGGTTCCGTATACACAGATACACGGGAGGTTGTGGACTTTGACGCCCGCAGCCGACTCAACGCTGTCAAGGAAGTCATTGAAGAGGCCAGCCACAAAGTGCTGGTCTTCGTACCGTTCACGCACACCATCCTCAAGATCAAGGACTACCTGACCAAGGCTCACATTGTGAGTGAGATCATTGACGGCAGTGTGCCAGTGGCCCGACGCAGTCAGATCGTCACCGAGTTCCAGACCAAGGAGAACCCTCGGGTCTTGATCATTCAGCCACAAGCTGCATCCCACGGGCTAACCCTAACCGCTGCCGACACCATCGTCTGGTACGCTCCCGTGACCAGTGTGGAGACCTACCTCCAAGCCAATGCCCGCATCAACCGTCCTGGGCAGAAGAACGCCATGACCGTGGTGCACATCCAAGGCAGCAGTGTCGAGGGCAAGCTGTACTCCATGCTGCGGGGCAACATTGCCAACCACGACAAAATCGTTGAGCTTTATCGTCAAGAGATGAACGAAAACTCTTGACAAAGTCAAACAACGCTGTACAGTCGAAGACGTGGGACCACCCACGCAGAACAACTAGGAGCTAACAATGCAGGTAGAAAACCAGGGGGTCGAAGAACCCCCTACCCTAGCCGTCGATAAGGTGGCAGAGGCGTACATCTCCATACGGGATGCCCGTGCAGAAGCAAAGCGTGTCTTTGAGGTTCAGGACGAAGCCCTGGCCGAGCAGATGCGAGTGCTTGAGGCACACATGCTTGACGTGTGCAAGCAGATCAACGCCGACAGTATCAGAACCAAAGCAGGCACAGTTATTCGTTCAGTCAAAACACGGTACTGGACGAACGACTGGGATTCAATGTACCGACTCATTCATGAGCGGCAAGCATTCGGCCTGCTAGAGAAGCGGCTTCATCAATCCAACATGAAGCAGTTCCTTGATGAGAATCCAGAAGTCTTGCCTGAGGGTCTGAATCAGGACAAGGAATACACCGTGGTTGTCCGACGCGCAAAGTAATTAAATGAGCAACATTCAACTTTTCAATCAAGAAGTCCCCGATTTCCTGCAGAACGCAGGTGTAAGCGAACTGACCAAGTCCTTGGTCGGTCGGCCCCGCAACAAGCGTCTGGTGCCCAAGAACGGCATCTGGACCAAGATGGTCGGCGGCGAGGCAATGGGCAAGCTCAAGGGTGACATCGATGTCATCATCGTCAACGCTGCACCGCACGTTGGACGTATCTTCTACGCTACCGCGTGGAACCCCGATGCCGAGCCGACTGCACCGGACTGCTTCTCCAACGATGGGCGCACCCCCGATGCCAAGTCGGCGAACGTGCAGGCCAGCCGCTGCGATGACTGCCCTCAAAACATCAAGGGTTCCGGGCAGGGGCAGTCGAAGGCTTGCCGCTACAACCGCTTCATTGCTGTTCTGCTGAAGGACGACTTTGGCACCGCTTTGGAAGGCGAGGTCTACCAGATCAAGCTGGCATCCAAGTCCCTCTTTGGTGATAACGACGGGAACGCCTACACGTTTGAAAACTACACCAAGTACCTGGGCAACAACGGCAAGAATGTGGATCACGTTGTGACCCGCATCCTGTTCAACGAGAACAACGACAACCAGTCGGTCATGTTCGCTCCTGTTGGCTACATCAACCGCCAGCAGTATGACGTTGCCCAGCGTGTGGCTAGTCTGCCCGCAACCAAGGCTCTTATCGCCATGACCCCGTCTCAGGCCGACGGTGTCACCAAGCTCCCCCCTCCCCTGCCCAAGGCTAAGGTTGTGGATGTGGAAGACGTGGAAGACGTGGAAGACGAGCCTCCCAGCAAGCGTCCGAGCAAGAAGACTGCAGAAGCTGAGATGCCTGCACCCAAGAGCAAGAAGGCACTTGCTGACGTGGTCTCTGCCTGGAGCAAGGAAGACTAACCATGACCTATGGGTACAGCCAGCGGTTGGCAGAGCTTAATCGCTCTGCTGGGCTGGAGTCGATAGGTGTGGCACTGGGCAGGGAGTGCATCAGTTTGGGGCTCCCTGTCCGCGCTGTTGCAGATGATCTAGGGGTTTCTCGGATGACGATCTACAACTGGTTCACTGGTGCAAGTAAGCCCAGTAAACGCATGCATGGGATCGTCACCGACTACCTCCACCGGATCTCTCTCCTACGCAAGTAACCCATGTGTACTACGGGGCTCCGGCCCCGTGGTGCCCTATTCACTCCAAAAATATGACGAACTTCAACTTGCTCGATGCGGTGCTGCCCAAGGAAGGCCGGTACTGCATGTGGGGGAAGGGTCGGTACATAGTTCAGAAGTTCTTTGATACTAGGGAAGAGCTAGATGCAGAGGTTGAGAAGCTTGTAGGCAACGACTTTGATGCTTACTTTGGCTGCGCCAAGTTTGGTGATGCCAATAACCGTGAGCATGAGAATGCAGAGTACTTCCACGCACTGTGGATGGACGTTGACTGCGGCGAGGAGAAAGCAAAAAAGGCCGAGGGATACATCGACCAAGAGACTGGGCTGAAGGCTGTGATGGATTTCTGCAAGACGCAGAAGCTGCCGCGCCCCATCATTGTTGACTCCGGCAATGGCCTGCATTTCTATTGGATTCTCACCGAGGTGGTCCGTCGCCCAGAGTGGGAAGCCTTGGCTAAGAGGTTTTGTGCGTTGGCCCTGGAGAAGGGGCTGATTGTGGATACTTCAGTCTTTGAAGCATCCAGAGTCTTACGCATCCCTGGTACGTTCAACTTCAAGAACTCTCCTCCTTCACCTGTGACGGTGATCAGTGAGGAGCATGACGTTACCGACTACGCCGTCTGGAAAGCACTCATCGACGCCCCAGACGTAGAGCCCCCAGAAGATACCTCCCACCTGCCCAGGGGCATGAGCCCACTGCAGGAGGCCCTGATGGAGAACCGCATCAAACGGTTCAACACCATCATGATCAAGTCGGCGGAAGGTAGTGGCTGTCAGCAGCTACTGCACTGCTACCAAAACCAGAAGGACATCAGCTACAACCTTTGGCGGTCGGCACTGTCTATTGCCACACATTGTGTAGACAGAGCAGAAGCGATCCACAAGATCTCAAGTGACCATCCGCAGTACACAGAAGGCGAGACAGAGATCAAGGCTGCAGACATAGGTGGCCCACACCTGTGCACGACATTTGAATCTGAGAACCCCAGTGGGTGTGACGGTTGCCCCAACAAGGGCAAGTTCAAGTCGCCCATCATGCTCGGCATGGACATTGCCAGGGCTGAAGAAGAGGCTGATGACGGGGACGGAGAAGAAGGGGAAGGCCCCAAGCCCCCCAGGCTACCGGCACTCCCGCAGCCCTACTTCCGTGGGAAGCACGGTGGTATCTACCGACTACCACCTACAGCAGAAGATGACCCACAACTTGTCTATGAGCATGAACTGCAGATAGTCAAGCGCATGCGGGACCCAGTGTATGGGGAAGTGGTTTTGTTTCGGCTGCATCTGCCGCAAGATGGGATGCGTGAATTCACCATACCCATGACAACGGTGATTGCTGAAAGGGAGTTGCGCCCTGCACTAGCTATGCACGGGCTGGTCAGCTACAGCGACCAGTTCAAACTCATCTACACGTACATCACCACCTGTGTCAAAAACATCCAGATAACCAACAAGGCTGAAGTTATGAGAACACAATTTGGTTGGGTAGACAACAACACAAAGATGATCGTTGGTGACCGTGAAGTTACGGCCCAAGGTATTTTCTACAGCCCGCCATCGAGTGCCACAAAGACGGAAGCAGAGATGATGCAGCCGACTGGCACGTTGGAGAAGTGGAAAGAAGTCTTCAATATGTACGCCCAGCCTGGGCTGGAGGCCAATGCATTTGCTGCACTTACAGGGTTCGGCTCCCCTCTGCTCAAGTTCACTGGGCTCAGTGGGGCGATCATCAACCTGATCTTCCCAGGCTCTGGCTCGGGCAAATCCACAATCCTGTATATGTGCAACAGCATCTACGGGCATCCAAAGAACTTGGCGTCAATCTGGAAGGACACCTACAACTCCAAAATGCACAGGCTGGGGGTACTCAACAACCTGCCCAACACCATTGATGAGATCACCAACACCACTGCACAAGAGTTCTCTGACCTTGCCTACAGCATCTCACAAGGGCGCGGCAAGAACCGGATGAAGGCATCGACCAACGAGATGCGGGTCAACCTGACAAGCTGGCAGGGCATTACGCTGGCTTCGTCTAATGCAAGCTTCTACGAGAAGTTGGGCATGGCGAAGGATTCTCCTGACGGTGAGTCCATGCGTCTGTTGGAGTACAGCATCCTGCCGAGCACCATCATCCCGGTTGAAGTTGGCAAGAAGATGTTTGACCATGAGTTGATGGAGAACTACGGCCATGCCGGGGATATCTTTGCCGAGTACCTTGTTGGGCACGTTGAAGATGTCATCGACCTGCTGCGGCAGGTGCAAGCCAAGATTGACCGTGAGGTTCAGTTCACCAGTCGGGAGCGGTTCTGGTCGGGCGTTGCGGCTTGCAACATCACTGGGGGCCTAATTGCCAAAGACCTGGGCTTGCACAACTACGACATGCGGGCCATCTACAAGTGGATGATTGACATGCTGCAGGGGGTGCGTGAAGAGATCAAGCCCCCGGTTACCAACAACGTAGCACTCATTGGTGACTTCATCAACGACCACATATCCAATGTCGTGGTGGTCAATGGCACCGCAGACGCTCGGACAAACTTGGTTGCACTCCCCACCGTAGAACCTAGAGGTGAACTGTTCATTCGGTATGAGCCTGACACCAAGCGCATGTACTTTGCCGTCAAACCCTTCCGTGAGTACTGCATCAAGCGGCAGATCAACTACAAGGGGATCCTTGAAGCGTTCAAGAAAACAGGGGTGTTCGTTGGCGCAACCAACAAGCGGTTGTCCAAGGGCATGAGGATCCAAGCCCCCGCTGTACGCACCCTGGAATTTGACACCGATCACTCTGACTTTTTGGATGTCGGCAATGCCTTTGGGGTAGACGATGGTGATCGAGACAGTTCAGTACAAGGTTAACTGGAGGGCCTTCCACAAGGGGGCTTCCTTCTTTGTACCCTGTATTGATTGGAGAGAAGCTAGGCGCAGGGTGCTGCGCATAACCGAACGCCTGCGCATGCAAGTGATCACCAAAGCGGTGGTTGAGGACGGTGTGCGTGGATTGCGGGTGTGGAGGGTGTAGGCTATACTCGCCAGCGCAAGGTTCAGTTGCCCTTGCTTTCTCCCTGATGGAAGTTAGCTCCTTCCAATCTTCAGCCCCGGCATCGCGCCGGGGCTTTTTTTCGCCTACTGCTTGGCCCGCTGTTCCTTGGCTTCAAGCGCCTGCCTAGACGGCAGGGAGGCTTTACCGAAGAACTTGATGTCAGTCTCGGTCAACGGGAGGCCACGGTACGACTCACCCCGAGCTTTTGCTGCCGACTCGATTGAACGCTGGACATCATCGGGTTCAATCAGCAGAGTTTCGTCTGGGTACTTACGGTTGAACTCCTCGCGCTTAGCCATGAACTTCTTGAACCGCTCTACATCCTGCTTGAGATACGACTCCCGCAGGTTCTTCAGGATGTCGTCGCGTTCAAACTTCACCTTCTGCATGGCAGAGTAGAAGCGGTAGTTCAGGTTCTGAGCGTTGGAGATCTCATCAATCCGCAAACCCATTGACTGGAACAGGAAGTCACCAAGGGTGTAGGCATCCTTGCTCAAAAGCTGCGTGCCCTTGTTGTCTTTGATGCCTTCCATTGCGAACTTCCACGCAACCAGTGGGCCACGAGCAATCGCAGGGAGGAATTTCTCCGCAGCCTTCTGTGTGTCCCCGTCCTTAAATGCCTTGTACGCATCAAGGTACGTAAGCACAAGGTTCAACGATGGGCCAGCCCGCTCAACTGCAGCTTCAATGAACCCCTCCCGAGGAGTACGGGTCTCCTTGGTGTCACGGAACCACAAGTCATTCAGCGATGTACGGCTGGCAATGTCCACACCAGTGAACGCATTTAGCGGGCCTCGGTCGATGATGTCACTGAGCTTCTTCCCTCCAATCGTGACATGGCCGAACTTCTCTGGCAGCAGCCTAGTGCGCCACCAAAGCTCATAGTCCATCGTCTTGAGTTCTTTGGGCTTGTCTTCGTCGCCGAGAGCATTAGCCATCGCACCCAGGATACCCATGTAAACGCTGAACAGCGGCAGACCAGAAGCACCGGCCAGCATCCCGGTCACACCCAGGATCCCAGAGAACTCCTTGAACGCCAACCACCGAGTCTTCCCCGGCAGTGGCTTGATCATCTGAGCAAAGGTGCGTGCGAGCCGCGTTGTAATGAATAGCGGGTACATCCCGAACTGCATCACAAGCCTACCCGCCGCCTTTTGGAACAACGGTGGTCGGTTGTGCACAGCCATGTTGCCCGCGCTGTCGTGCACATCTTCAATGGCTTGGTCGATTGCCTGTTCGTGAGTCTTTTTCGCCTTGATAGCCAGCCGGTACGAAGTCAGAAACAGGATCTCTCTGGTGATGCGCTCGGCATTGCTGAACAAGCCACCCGTGATAGTGGTAGCTATGTGATACGCAGTGTCCTTGACACCCCCAACTTCGACAGAGGGCACCCGAGTGCGCTCCAAAATCTCCCCAGTCATCGTGGCATCAGTGCCACGGGCCATTGCTTGCAGTGCTTTACGTTCATTGCTGTTAAGGAAAACAGCTTTGGAGTTGAGCATGGAGATCGTTGGGAATACTCCTAACGTGCGCTTGACATCACCTACTGCAGTACGCTCAAGCCCGAACTCCTCCCAGAACTTCATCAGCTTGGTCATCTCCGCCGTAGTAGCAGCATACCCATGCCGAGCACCAATGAGTGCTGCGCCGTATGGGATAGAACTGAACTGCACCAGGGCAGAACCGGCAGCAGACAAGTAGTAGATAAACGAGGCACGGGTTGCCAGATCGACAGCCTTGGAGCCAAGCTCAACTGCCTTGGTCGAGATCCCAGGCACCTTGTGCCCGTAGGGGTTCAACTGCACCTCTACACGGCGGGCCATCTCCTGCTGGTAACGAACCAGCAATGACTTCTCGGGGTTACCTTCCAGGGACTTTTCCGCAGCCACCAACGAATTGCGCAACATAGTGCCGTACTTGATGCGGGCAAGCTGGCTAGCCATGTGGATGGCAGTGGTGGAGAAGTTGCGGACCAAGTCGGTGTTGAAGCCCGTGATCTCCTTACGGATGATGAACGCATTGCGGAAGCTCTGATCTGGCAGGGTGTTCAGGTAAAGCTGGTAGATGGAATCCTTCAGCTTGTCCCTACGCAGTCGATCAAGTGCAGGATCACCCGTAGCAATAGGTGCAGAGTCAACCAGTTCAAAGATCTTGGTCAGCGCAGCCGTCATGTCTGACGTTTCCCTGCGGAATGACTCCAGCGTATCGCCTTGGTCAAATTCATCTGGATCGTTGAGGACTTCCTCAACCGAACGGTTGGTACGTTGGGCAACCTCTTTGGCAATCTCCCGCTTCAGTGCTTCACGCTCATAGGTGGAGCTAAACGTGTAGAACTGCCGATCCTTGCTCTTGCGCTTGCCTGCACGTAGCCACAGGGGCCCCCGGTTACGCACCAACGCGAAGTACGGGTCGATGCGCTTGTCGGCTTCGTAGAGCTTTTTGATCTCAGCCAGCAGTTTGCTGCGAGCACTTGCGGGCAGGTCGGTGTTGTTGATCTGATCATCCAGCAGGGTGCTGTAGTAATCGACCATTGACTCGTAGTACTGTTTCAACCCCTTGTACAACCGTTTCCCTTCCGGGCTCAGGTCGGCGTACATCTTGTTCAGCTTTGCGTTGCGCTTGTCTACAGTGGGGTCAACTTGAGCAATGGTGGATGCATACACAACCCGCATCAACTTGTCCCGCAGCCCAGGCTCTTTCTTGAACGTGGCGACCATGTCGTCACTGATCTTCCCTGCAGCCTCCAACAGACCGAACTCCATGCTGCGCATGAGCCCAAGTAACTTGTTGGTGTTCTTCAGTTCAGGTATAGATACACCGCCCACCTCTGCAATCGTGTCGGTAGTCATCAGGGGCAGAAGTGTGTCGAGCCTGCCTGCATCCAACGAGTAGATGATGGAACTAAGGACCGGCCCTACATTGGACAAGTTGCGCAGGGCATAGAGCCGACTCAGTTCCTGAGCGCCCTTCTCAGACGCTGCCACTTTCTCAAGGGCTGTTTCAACGTCTTTGTCTACTTGCTGCTGAGTGCGTGTGTCTGCAGCAGTTAGAGTTGGGCCTGCAGTTCCTCCACTGACCGCACCTTGCTGAGCAGTTCCGCCAGCGGGTGGTACAGCTTGACCCCCTCCTTGTCCTGCTCTTGCTGATAAAGGCCCAGATTCACCGTCACCCAACTCCTCAGCCTCTCTAGCTGCTGCTGAGGACTTTCCTTCGGACTTGCCGTAATCTTCAAGAGACTTTGCAGTGTTTTTCGTTGTTGAGCGTCCATACGCCTCTCTCATTGCGGTGAAAGTGGACTCATGCCGAGTCAGGATGTCCAGCAGAGCATCCCGATAGTAGTCCATTAGTCCTTGGTCTGCCAAGTACAAACCGACCTTCACCATCTCGGTGTTGTGTGCCACCCCGTGACCCATTGACCCTGTATGGGCAACCTCGTGGATCATGGTGTTCAGTAGGTGCTCACGCACACCGAACAGCGTTTTTGCCCCCCAGTCATAGAAGGGGTTCAGCAGTACGGCTTTGTACGGGACCTTGATATGTACCCCACCGTACCCCTTATCAATGGAAATACCAGCAAAGAACAGGCTCTCGGGGGAAAGTTTCTCGTATCCGTAAAACCCACTTTTTGCTAAAGACTCCTTCATCTCGACCATCAAAGTGCCGAGTTCAGCAAAGAATTGCTTCGGGTCTCCGTACGCCTCCCCCACTTCCAAAAAATCTACGTTGGTGTTGTTGTGGAAGATGGGCAGCTTGGGGTCCTGCTGCATCTGCAGCATGAATTCCTCTGCGGTAGGCGCAGCCTTCTCGGCTTGGAAGGTGGTTTCCTTTTTATTGTCTTGGGGTTTGACTAGTTGCTTACCAGCTTTGTCTGTGACTCCCTTGTCAGAGACAAAAATCTCTGTTGGCAGTGGCGGCAGTTCTTTGGGAGCTACAGGTGCGGTGGCAGTCTTGTCGAAAGCCTTCTTCAGCTTCTTACTAGCGTCGGCAATGTCTGCGCCAACGTCAACACGGGGCATTGACACAATACCCTTGAAGGACTCCTGCAGTCCTTCAGCTTCAACCCCTCGGGCTACTTTAGCCAAATAGCTCTGCAGGGCCTTGATGTCTTCGTCAATACGACCTTTGAACCGCTCTCGGCTGTTTTCAAACGGGTAGTCAGGGTGTTGAGCTATGACATTTGGCTTAATATTGACAATGATGTCATGCGGAATAGATTCATCCCCCATCTTAAATCGCGTGTCCCACCCACCCTTACCATTAAATTGGTAGACGCCAGAAGACAGTACCTTGTGCTCAGGGGACTCTTTGCGCTCAACCCCGAAGTAGATGTCTGCATCACCCCATGAGAAGTGTGCAGTGGTCAGCTTTGGGATTACCTTCTCATTGAAGTTAACCCCAACGTCCAGTACTTTGGTCTTAGGCTCCCCGTACCCAGCGTTGTATTCCACCGTTACCTGCGTCGGACCAAGCAGGGGCTGGTTCAGTACATCGATGCTGTCTACCCCCCAAGGAAAATAGATGGTCTTCTGCTGCCCTGTTTTGGGGTCGGTGTAGTTTTCTGGGATCTTTACCGTGACCGTAGTGCCATGTTCGGACTTCGGAGCGGCTTGCTTTTTGATCTGGAAGACCTCACCAGCAATCTCTTCTGCCGTGGCGTCAACGGTTGTGCGCATGCCATCACGCACGGTGTCCAGTTTCAGCCATTCAGAACCGAGCATGAAGCCCATCTTGGCAAGGCCAAGACCACCGCTGCGTTCACCTGGGTCAAGATCAGTCTTGCTTGTGCCACCGACAGTGAAGAAAGCTGACTTGATGATGTCGGGGGTCATGCCCCTGGCGTTGTCTGACACAGTAATGGTGCGGTTCTCTGCATCGAGGGTGATCTTGATATCACCGGTCTTGATCAACCCAGTCTTTACTGCACCCTTGACGGCGTCAAACGCGTTTTGTAGAAGCTCCTTGACTGCAACGTCGGCTACGTTAGCCGCATACATGCTTGCGCCGAGCACCTTGATCAGGTTGCCCATGTCGGCCTGAAGCTTGACATCCTCAGAACCAAATTGCTGCTTTGACGCAGCAGACGTAGCCGTCAGGTTCGGACGCGCAATGACTTCTACGTTCTTCCTAAGAACGCTGTGGTATGCCTTCGGGTTGGTGGCATTGTTTGGGTGCACCTTGATACGGTCACCGTCCACACCGATCACCACGCCCATCGTGTTACCCACACGGACGGTATCGCCCTCGCGGGGGGCAGACTTCTTCAGTTCTTCTGCAGTCGGTGCAGTCTCACCAGTAGCTTCAACACGGGCTTCGCCACGGGTCATCTTCTGACGCCGTTCCTTGACCTCAGGCTTAGCTTCCCCTGCCCCGGCACCACGCAAGTACTCAGAGACTTTCTGCTTGGTCTCTGGGTTCAGATTAGGAATAGTGACGAACTTCTTAAGCTGTTTAGTGACTTCAGGATCCGTCAACTCCTTGTCAGCAAGCCGGGTACGGATCGGTGCCTTGGGTGCAATACCCAAGCTGTCGAAGAACCCAGGTACAGCAAGGGTGTAGGTAAGCGCAGGGGGCGCAGTAGTTTCTTTCTTTACTACCGGAGCAGTTGGAGTTACTACCGGAGCAGTTGGAGTTACTGCTGGAGCAGTTGGAGTTACTGTAGTGGGCTGTTCTGTTGCTCCTGCATCAGGCCGTCCAGCATCCGGCTCAGTAGGAACCACTCCACCTGTTGGAGGGGCTCCAGTTCCTGGGGCGGGGGCACCTGCAGTGGGCTTGCCAGCCACTGAAACGCCTTCTCCAGTTGTTGGTTCGACAGGTTTTGCAACATTTGGGGCTCCTTCAGCCGGGGTTTCTGGCTGTCCACGCTTTGTAAGTTCCGCACGTACTGCATCAATGAGGGGGACTTTGCGCTGATCTTCGGGTTTAGCAAGCTGCGTCTTCAGTGTTTCCTGCAGCAACGCAGTCGGCCAAGCATTGACAACGGGAGTTTCCGGGGCAGGTGGTTCAGCAGGGGCAGGGGGCTTAGCCTGCTCATCAACAACGGCAGTGGCCCGCTTACGCGCATCAGCCTCTTCCCAACCAGCTTGGATGTACTGGTTGGTCAGTACGTTGATCTTGCCTTCACGCTCTGCAGCTTCCAACTCTTTGGTACGGGCGTCTGCTGCGGGAGGAGCCGGAGGCGTCGGAGGAGTCACAGCCGGAGGAGGAGGGGCCGGGGGCGTCGGAGGAGCTACCGGTGGTGCGGGTGGTGCTTGGGGAGGAGGAGCTTGGGTTTGCTGTGCTTCGTCCAAGGCTTGCAGCGCGGCGTCTTCAGGTGCCATACCTGAAGCCATCAGTTCTTTTGTGCGCTGCACAATCTTGTTCTGGTCCAGCGCAGTTTCTTGTGCGAACTGGGCACGCTGTACTTCCGGCTTAGGGATGACCTTGCCGGGGTCGTACATCTCAGGCGACAAAGCCCGTCGTGCGTATTCTTCGACAGGCTCTTTGAGGAAGTCCCGCTCAGCGATGTCTTTACGCAGGCCTCGGGCAAGGGCTACCTCGGGGGCGTACTTCTCCAACGCCCGCTCAGCACCACGCTTACCTTCAATGGCTCCAACCGTTGTGCCTGCCATAGCGCCCGACTGGATCACTGTCTGTCTAAGGGTTTCCCCCGCTGCTTCCAACAGATCCGCCCAACCAGCATTGGGTCGCAGCCCGAACTCAGGGGCTTTGTCTATAAGGAATTGAGCGAGCGTGGTTCCTTGTTCTGCAGGTATTTCCTTTGCCATAGCGGTGGCAAAGTAGCGTGCAATGTCAGCATTTGGGTTACCAGCTAG